TGACATCAAGGGCCAGATATACGAAATCACGGGCATCAGCGACATCATCCGTGGTCAATCTGCGGCCTCGGAGACGGCGACGGCGCAGCAAATCAAGGGTCAGTACGCTGGCCTGCGTCTGCGGTCGATGCAGGAAGATGTGGCGCTCTTTGCAACCGAGGTCATCAGGCTCAAGGCGCAGGTGATGTGTATGCGGTACCAGCCGCAGACCATCCTCGCTTACTCTGCCGCAGAGCAGATGTCGGACGCTGACAAGGCGCTTATTCCGCAGGCGTTGCAACTCATCCGCGACAAACCGCTGCGTAACTTCCGCATCGACATCGCCGCTGACAGCCTTGTGCAGATTGATGAGGTGCAAGAGAAGCAGGACAGGCTCCAGTTCATGCAAGCCTTCGGCGGTTTCTTGCAGCAGGCGTTGCCGGTTGGTCAAGCCTCACCGGAACTTGTCCCGGTGATGATGGACTTGCTCAAGTACGGCGTGCAGGCGTTCAAGGCGGCGCGTCCGCTTGAGGGTACGATTGACGCTGCAACGGAGCAGTTGAAGCAGATGGCAGCGCAGCCCCGTGAGAACCCCGCCGCGCAACAGGCGCAGATGGAGGCACAGGCTGAACAGGCCAAGTCGCAGATGCTCATGCAGATTGAGCAGGCCAAGTTGCAGCAATCGGCGCAGGTCGAGGCGCTCAAGGCGCAGAATGACCAGCAACTAGAGCAGATGAAGCAGCAGTTTGAGGCGCAACTTGCACAGCAGAAAATCGCCGCAGAGCAGCAGATGGCGAAGTACAAAGCCGACTTGGACGCTGCCACAAAGGTCATGGTCGCCCGTATCTCGGCTAACCCCGGCCTTGACATCCCCGCTTTGGAGCAGCAGCAAGCCGTCACCGAGCGCGTCATGCAAGACATGGGCGGCGAGGTAAGGCAGGCGATGCAGAACCTCGTGGCGCTCTACGGTCAGATGGCATCGTCCAACGACGAGAACATGAAGGGCGTGCGTACTGCCCTTGCTACGCTGACTGCCCCCAAACGCATCGTGCGCGGCCCTGACGGGCGTGCGGTGGGCGTGGAGGCGGTGCAGCAAGCCCTTGAACTGGAGCCGCGACTGCAATGATTACGACGACCAAGGGGATGATGGACGAAGCCCTGCTGGATAAGCGCGAGGGCGAGGTCGATAACGACCACGAACATACCCGCTGGGTAGAATACTGGCATGAGGGCGAGTTGGTGCATCGGTCTGTCCATGTCCACCTGAAGGAAGCCCCGGCCCTCTTTGGCGAACTGGAGAAATTCTGATGGCTAACACGCAGGCAATGTGTACCTCGTTTAAGGTCGAAATCCTCGGCGGCGTACACGCCATCGGCACCCCGCCTACCCGTGGCTCGACCGCGAAGGACACTTTCAAGGCTGCGCTTTACCTTGCCAGCGCAACGGTTAACGCTGCCACGACCGCCTATAACGCCTCTGGAGAGGTGTCGGGCGCGGGGTATAGCGCAGGCGGCATCACCGTCTCCAACGCCACAGCGCCTACCTCAACGGGAACCACGGCGTATTGGACACCCTCTGCCTCGCTGACCTATACCGGGGTGACCCTGACCACGGCGTTTGACGCTGTGTTGATGTACAACAGCACGCAGGCCGACAAAGCGGTAGCGGTCTACACCTTCGGGTCGCAGACGGTAACGGCGGGTAACTTCATCCTCACGATGCCGACCAACGATGCGTCAACCGCGCTTCTGCGGATTGCGTGATGAGTCGTGGCAAAAGGGCCGTGGAACACAGGTACATGGGATGACGCGCAATGGGACAGCCTCCCGGTCACCAGCGTCACCGGAACCGGCGGCGTTGGCAACCTCGGCACCCAGCAAAGCGTCACGCTCACGGGCAACGCTGCAACGGGCGAGACGGGAAGCGTCGGAGCAAGCCTTGAGACGGGCCTTACGGGTGTCAGCGCCGTTGGAGTCGTTGGAGATGAAACCGATTCGGTCGAGGTTGCCCTTTCCGGTGTGGGAGCATCTGGTCAAACAGGTGTTGTTAACCTTCAAGGAGAGGTTGCGCTTGCCGGTGAGCAGGCATCTGGTCAAACAGGAGTTATCAACCCTCAAGGACAAGTTGCACTCACGGGCGTGGAAGCAACCGGAGCAACCGGCACCCTCACCGCCTCCGTCCAACCCATCATCGTCATCGGCGATTCCCACGAAGGCGATAAGAAGCGCAAGAAGCATTGGGAAGAAGAGCAAGAAAAACGCGAGAAGCGCAAGCAAGAGTTAATCTCGGTTTACGAGCAACTGCTTGAGGCACGCCCGGAGATTGCCGAAACGATTGTAGAGCCGCATATAACTGTTAACATCGCACAACCAACAATTAACTGGGACTCCCTGTTAACTGACATTGATAGGGTTGAGCGATTGATGCGAGAGCATCAAGAAATGGACGACGAAGAAGTATTGTTGCTGCTATGAAACGAACTTATGTGATGGTTGATGGTGAGTTTGTCGAGCGCAAGCGTGACGCAAGCGGTCGGCATCACTACATCATGCCGGACATTGCGCCGTACAAGTCGATGATTGACGGGCGCATGATTACCTCCCGTTCGCAGCATCGTCTGCACCTCAAGGCTCACGGCTGCGTCGAGGTTGGCAACGAAGACCCGACAAAGTTCGTCAGCAAGCAAAAACCCAAGAACAATCGAGTGGATGTGCTGCGTCACCAGTTGTCGAGCATGACCCACTCGGATGCCAACAAGTTGTTGTCGCGGTTGCGCGATGAAATCCGATTTACCAACGACCCCCACAGGAGACGGTAATGGAACAAGCCCCACAGGCAGAGACGCTCGACCGCAAGGAGTTGCTCGAACAGCAGTTTGAGCAGAGCGAGGAAACCCCTTCACAGGGGCGGGACGAGCAAGGCCGCTTTGCGGAGGTTAAAGAGCAACCCGCAGAAGCCGCCGAAGAACCCCTGTGGCGCAAGCCGCCTGCCTCGTGGAAGAAGGAATATCACGAGCATTGGGCAAAGGCTGACCCCAAGATTCAAGAATACGCTTGGCAACGCGAAGAGCAGATGAAGCGCGGCGTAGAGCCGTTGCTCTCCAAGGCGCAGTTTGCCGATGCGATGAATCAGGCGCTAGAGCCGTACCTGCCGACCATTCAGGGGCTGGGTCTGAAGCCGGAGCAGGCGGTTGCCGCTCTCGCGCAGGCCGATTACACGCTGCGTAATAGCCCCCCGGCGCAGAAGATGCAGTACCTGACGCAATTGGCTGCGTCATACGGCATCAACCTTAACCAAGTCATGCAGGGTGGTCAGCAGACCGCCCAACCCTCCGTTGACCCGATGGTGTATCAGTTGCAGAACGAACTGAACAATGTCCGTGGCGAGGTCATGGGGTGGAAGCAACAGCAGGAGATGGCTGAAAACCAGACCCTGCTAAACGAAATCAACAGTTTCTCGATGACGGCTGAACACTTTGAGGAAGCGCGTCCGACGATGATTCAGTTGCTCCAATCTGGGGTGGCTGAAACGCTGGACGATGCTTACGAAAAGGCAATTAGGCTTGATTCGGATTTGTTTGACAAAGTGCAATCGGCCCGACAGGCAGAGGTTTCACAGCGTCAGGCAACAGAGAAGAACCGTGCGGTGAAAATTGCACGGGCTGCTGCGGTTAGCGTCAGAGGTTCCACACCCGGAACTAACACGGCTCCCAAGGCGCATAGTCGCCGCGCAATGTTGGAAGAAGCGTTTGAAGAATCCAACTCGCGGTTGTAACCAACTGATATAGGAGCATTGAAATGGCTTATGCCAATTCCAGTATCAGCGACATTATCGCTACTAACATTCAGAGCCGTAGCGGTGAACTCGCTGACAACGTGACGAACAACAATGCGTTGCTTCGTCGTCTGAAGGAGCGCGGGAACGTCAAGACGTTCTCGGGCGGTAACGTGATTTTGCAAGAAATCATGTACAACGACACCACCACGAACAACACCAATTCGTACTCCGGGTACGAGGTGCTGAACGTCGGTCAAAATAGTCCCATTGACATACTAGTGGCCTTGCAAAGAAATTTGCATTGAATGAACTTTGTGAATTCGGTGGAACCCTGACCATTTAGTTGAAGGCAACACCGAGCCAAGCCCGAAAGGGAAGGCGTAACGACTAGAGGGTGACTCCTCGTAGGGCCAAGTGGCTCGAAGTGCAAAGAACCCGAAAGGGTTGTGAGATAGTCTGCTCTGCATAGAAATATGCAGCAGTCCGAAAGGGCGGCAAGGAAGTAACGAAACCTTGTGAACATTTGGTAGTGCGGCGCAGTTCAGCATCACGCAGTATGCGTCTGCTGTGTCCATCTCGGGTTTGGAGATGATTCAGAACTCGGGTAAGGAAGCCATCATCGACCTGCTTGACGGTCGTATGGAGGTTGCCGAGGCACAACTGGCGAACCGCATCAGCGGTGACCTGTACGGTGACGGCACCGGCAACGCTGGTAAGAACCTCACGGGTCTTGCTGCTGCTGTGCCGGATAGCCCGTCAAGCGGCACCTATGGCGGCATCAACCGTGCGGTGTGGTCGTTCTGGCGTTCGGTGGCCTTCTCGGCTACGACCGACGGCACGGGCGCTGTCACCAGCAGCAACATCCAAGGCTACATGGATTCGGTTGCGGTGCAGTTGATTCGTGGTACCGATAAGCCTGACCTCATCGTTGCGGACAACAACTACTATCGGCTGTACCTCCAGAGCCTTCAGGCCATCCAGCGCATCACGGACTCCGGTTCGGGTATGGCTGGCGCTGGCTTCGCCTCGCTGAAGTATTTCGGCGCTGGCATGGCTTCGGATGTGGTGCTCGATGGTGGTATTGGTTCGTCGTCGTACAACGGCGGCGTGGGCAATGCCAACCATATGTGGTTCCTCAACACCAAGTACCTGATGTTCCGCCCCCACAAGGACAGAAACTTTGTCCCGATTGGCGGCGACCGTCAGGCTGTCAACCAAGACGCTATCGTGAAACTGATTGGTTGGGCGGGTAACCTTACCTCGTCCGGCCCGCAGTTCTGCGGCGTGTTGATTAACTGATAGGGGATACGAAAATGACTGTTATTGTTAACGGGTTTGCGTACCCTGCTCTCGGTAATACCGACTCGACCGCTGCCATCAATACCGGCACGGTCGTGACGCTCGATGATGGTGGTTTGGCGGTGTATGTGCAGGCGGCTTCGGCCATCTCGCAGTACAACGCTGTCTGCATCCCTGCATCCAATGTCGTAACCAACGCGACGACGGCGCGTGTTGCTGATACCAAGCGTATCGGCTTCGCGCAGGTGTCGATTGCGTCCGGCTACTACGGCTGGG